TTAATTTACATTGCGGTATTTTTTATGTTAAAATACAAATTCTGCACAGTTTATATACTCTCAGAATTGCTCTTTACAAAAAAAATACTATTCTTAAAAATATAAGAATACTAATTAAAAAAAAAAATACTTAAAAAAATAAAAAAAAAAAAGCGGCCTCATGGCCGAATAAAATTAATTATTCGACCACAAAGCCTTACATTTTCTACATTGCCAAATCTTGATTTCATCAAGACTACCAACATAGACCCCACGAATCCGTCTTGGTATAGTCTCTTCTTTACAGAAGTTACATACCTCAACTAGAGCCACGTTTTTGTTCCTCATTTATTAGGTTCGTCATATACTCTTCAATAGTATCTTCTGAATATTTACTATTACCAAAGGCTGCAAAAAATAATAATGAAATCATAATTATAAAAACAATCCAAATAGCAATAGATGTTGCACTTAAAGCCATTACCACATCACCTCCAAATCTTTCTCAATTGCTTCTTCAAGGGAGAAGCCTTTAACTATTTGGTTCTCAACACCGTGTTTCCACAAATCATAAACTAATTCACAATCTTTCAAACAATATTCAGCGACTTGAGAGTAGCCTCCTGTTTTCCAAATCTTTGGTGCATCTGCACTATCCATTAATTTATCAGAACCAAGTGTATGTTGAACTAAATTAGAAAGAGAATATCTTTCACCGTATTCTTTAGAAAGTATTGCGCTAGTATCAATATATGATTCAGGATTATCTAGGTATTTTCTGATACAATAAATATCCATTGCGTTTTTCAAAACAGGTAAATCGAAGTTTCGTATATTATGACCTAGTAATTTTCCACCATTATCAAAATGTTTTTCTAAATCGAATTTTAATTCTGATAATGGTTTGATAATTACGTTAGATTTTTTCAAATCGTCCACTGATTTGTCAATATAGATAGTTCCTACATCTCCATCCCAAGTACAAACAGTTGATACTTGAAACATATGGGTGTTTTCCCAACCACCAATTTCGTGAGACATATTTTTTGTTTCTAAATCAATTGCTAAAACGTTCTTAGCAATCACTGTCATAAAACTCCAACTCCAACTCGTCTTCTTTTTCTTCATCAGTCAAATTTCTTACAACTTTAATATGTGAAAACATTTTCATTATTTTTTTATATTGTTTTCTTTTCACTCTTCATCACCTGTTGCAGACCACAAAGCAGTAATTTTATCTTGGTCTGCTTTTTGTGGATTAGGTGCTTCTTTAGTTGTATCTCTTACTAAGAAAGCGATTAATCTATCAGTTCCTATATTCATTACTGTGCTTAAAGCCCAACCTTGTTGTCCTAACGTGTTTAGTGCTTCAATCATTACTTTCGGGCCATCTTTTACATTATACATTTGAAATGTATGTTCATATGTTTTATTACTCATTTTATTCCTCTCCTTTTTATATTTACAAATCTAGTTTTGTTGTGTCTTATTTCGTCAAAATACTCCTTATTAGATTTGTAGTTCCTATATACTGTTGCAGGTGATGCATTGGTTACTAATCTTACTGTTTCTAATAGTACAGATTTATTTATCCACTCTCCTGTCTGTCCTTCTATGCTTACTGATTTTCCATTTTCTACTAATTTTTTATACTCTTTTGTAAATACATCTAACTTTTGTTTCTTGGCAGAAGATAGTCTTTCGGCTCTTAGGGCTGAATCTAACCACAATACAAGAGATTTATAACATTGTTGGGTTACATGAGATGCTTGTAAAACGTGTTTACTAGTTAGTTTGAATCTATCTTTCTTTGGTAATTTAGGTGCTTCTGCAATACAAGAAAGAACTGCTAGTCTAACCATACTTACTTGCATTCTAGTAATAAAATTATTTGCTATCTCAATTACAGCAGGTCGGCTATCATGTACAAAGTTCTGAAACTTAATTGTCTCGTTTGTTATTGTATCGTTTACACCTTTAGAAAACGTGATTACTTTCTTTCTTCTGATTACTTCTGCTTCTCTAATCTGTTCTTCTGACATATTATCATTAACTTCCAATGGAACAGAATCATACTTCTCTTTAAGACATTCATAGATTTCCACAAAGGCATCACCAAACTTATTGATTGGTGTTTGAGTATCTATAATTCTACCATAATCATTACTCAATGTTTCTCTTACAGCATTCTGTTCACTTATAGGAACTTCTCTGATATAGATTAAACAACGTTGCAGTAGTCCTGTTTCTGCTATAACACTAGTTAGTGTTTTAGGAATATAGGATGTAGCGTAAATAGAACGTCTGCTATCACAATACATTTCTCCACCTTCTGCTAATTGTTTTGTTATTCTATAATTTTGACCTGCTAGAGTATTCATTAGTGTATTCAAATACATTACAACTTCTTGTTTATGTTGCGTAGGTTTGAAAACACCCGAATACTCGAACTCATCATACACACAAAGACCATCACCTTCCAAACCACCAAATAGTTGTTTAGGTATTTGTTCGTATGTAGTGTTGCCGTCATCATCAGTAATAGTAACATCTTCCATTTTCATTTTACCGATAAGTGCCGCGTCTGTTGTTGACTTAACAGCATGAATAGAAAATCTATTATGTCTTTCACCTGCTGTTTCTGCTTCAACGTTGTCTCTATGTCTACCATTAATGATATCAAAAACATACTGCGCTATTCTACCTGTAAAATTATACATTTCACTTTTACCCGAACCACTTGTTTGTAGCCAAATAATGTGAACTCTAACATCTTCTGTACCTCTTCCTTTTGGAACATAAACCATTTCTTTACAAATCTGTCCTAGTAAGGAATAGGCTGATAATATTGCAGGTACTCTATTATTTCTAGATACCTCTATTGCACTATCTGCATATTCTTCAACTATTTTTGGTAGCCTTAATGTTGTATTTTTCGTTTCATTAAACTGATTCCTCATTGCCTCTTCTAGTAATTCATCTTCATTAAAATTATTATCAATATTTTTCATTTTTCTTTTCTCCTATATTTGTATTTTGTCTTCTGAATTTAAAGTATCAATAATACGGTTTGCTAATACTCCGCCAATACCGTCTATCTTACATAATTCTAAAGAAGATGACTCTCCTATTTCCATTATAGAACCAAACTTCTTTATCAAAAGTTTAGCCTTTTTATCACTTACTCCTTTAATTGTAGATAATACATCCACTCTTAAATCAGTAGTGCTAATTTTTTTCTGTTTCACAATTCTAGGAACATATACTTCCCTATCATGTGGTTGCATTTTACAAACAACTGCAATTAATTCTGCGGCTGTTAATGCATCTCTAACCCAAATAATACTACAATCAGTATCTAATATTATCTTACTCATCGAACCAAAGAACTTCTTTCTAAGAATAACTCTTTGTGCTGTTTTATTCATGCTAGTTTTTATGTGTTCTAAATGCTTACGAAAACCATCTTCAAATGAACCGTAAACAATAACTAAATTATTTACATATGCTCTATCCATATTATCTAATTGATTCCACAATCTTTTATTTACAATAGATTGAATAAAATCAAAAGAAGATTTGGCCTCAAAACAAACGTCATTGAAAACATAGTCGCCAATTTCTAGCCACTGTTTTTCAAACGGCACGTTTAGACTTTGGGCTTTTTCTATTACTCTCTCTGTTAGTTCCGAGTTTTCTCTACTATCTATTAATAATTTCATTCGTGATACCTCCAACATTTTCCTACACAATATCCTTGTGTAATTAACGACCCACAACCAACTGCATGATAACCTTTGGATACAATTCCACTAACATATTTCTTAGTCTTATTGTAATCCCAATCTAACCATACTTCAGGATGACCTGCTATTGTTGCTAACTCTGTCATAATCAATTCAGATACTTCCTTTTGTTGTTCCAAAGAAACTTTTCTTTCTCCTAATGTAAGTAAGTCTCTATACCATTGAACCAAGTAAACTCTAGCATAATGACTAGGGTTCTCGACCATAATCGCATTATGCAAACAGGGTATGATTGGTAATGTTCCGATAGGTTTTGGTATCTCTATTTCAATATCTGCCAAGTGAATTGGTTTCACGGTAGGAAATACAATTCTTTCTGTTCCCGTTGTTATCATGGGGTTTCTATGTTTAGCCATAACTAATATATCATACATAGAAACTTCTTCTAAAGAAGCAAAGTCTAGTGGAGTACAAAAGTAGTGATTGTTTTCTTTACCACTACTTAGATTCAAAGTATTGGGAACTCTCCTTAACCTATTAGTTTGAATACCTGTTCTATCAAGTGTAGGATGGTCTTTAGCCAATTCGGTATAATACTGTTGAATGCATCTAATATCATTAACTCGCTCTCCGTGTGCAATGATATGAAAACCTTTCCCGCTAAAATAAGCATTGAACATTATATTCAATGACGATAGTTTCTTTCCAACGCTCATAAAATCTCTATGTGCGTTTTCTAAAGGTTCATCATGTGCATCAAAATCTAGAAACATTCTGTCAAGAACAACCGAAGAATCTATTTTAGTATTATCATTCACAACTTCAAAATCATAAACTGTTGTATAACAATTCATTCTTCCATTGTAAATATTAACCCAATCAATAAACTCTTTCTTATTCTTCACTATCTTTCTTTTCATCTGCGGTGCGTTCTTTAAGTGGCTTCCCGCCCAAACTTCCCTCGGAAACAACATTGTTTTCTTCCTCCTTATTTTTATTATTACTAAAGTTTACATTCGCTGTAAGTAATTGTTCTTGTAATGTACTTGCTACTTGTATTTGTATTTGTTCTATTACTAACATTTGGAAGAAACTTCCGAATGACTGTATGTTAGAACTTTTTACATTTCTATATATATCTTCTTCCCATACAATAGTTAGTTTTTCCTTAGCATCTAACTGTGTATATATTTCTTCTGAAAAGTTTTTTACTAACTGATTCATATTAGTTAAATCAGCAAAAGTCCATTCTCTAGAACTTAATATTTTTTCAACTTTATCTTTCATTTTTTATACCTCTCTTTGTATTCTTTCTTTCTTCTAAAGTATTCTTTCCACTTCATTTTCTCCACCTGTTGCTATTAAATCTACTAATCATAGTAGATACTTTACCTATAAAATATATTATTTTTAAAGACCAACTGTTTTTCATTACTCTTCCTCCAACATTATCAACTTCTGTAAATAAATTGCTAGGTCTAAAGCCTCTTCCTGTGCATGGATTAACCATGCTTTTCTTGTCAAGTCAACTCTTTCCATTGTTGTATTATATTTACGTTCTCCAATTTCTGCTCTTGCTTCTATTTTTTTAATTACTATATCTTCTATCTTACTCATTTACATCCAACTCTCTTACTACTACTACTGCTCTATTTCTTTCCATTTCATATATAGTCCACATTCCTAATTCTGCATCAGACATATGTTTTTTAAAATATTCATCATTACAATCCCCGCACCAATCTTTGTCTTCTTTGATTGCTAATTTAGGATGAGAATAATGTTTCTTACCACAATTTTCACAAAATTCATATGGGTCGTTATCATTGACTACTAATGCTAGAACTCTAATACCATTATGATAAATCCATTTAACTTCCATTAATTTGATTCCCCCTTTTAGATAAATATTGTTTTATTGTTGAAACATTTGCTATAAACACTTGACCTACTTGCATTGTCGGTACTGATTTAATCTCAAATGGGGCTACGTCTTTTTCTATATCTTTGTATATCACAAAGGGAAAATGTACATCCGTCCAAGTCTTAAGTCCTTTGCAGGGCGCACACCAAGTAGCCGTCCAAATAATAACTTCTACCATTATAACCACCCCTCATCTGCTCCACCATCACAAATATCTAAGTAACTACAATATGAACAAGTTCTAGCATTGTATTTTGTTGGGAATGATTTATCTTCATACGCCTTTAGTAATTTTACTATACTTCTCATAAGTGCTTTATGGCTAGACTTTTTCTGTTCTTCCACATATATAAGATTAGAGGCAGGGTATCTCCAACCCCAATGTGTTATTTGTTTTTCACGATTAAGACCGATTGCTTCTAATTGTTCGATAGGACAATTATCAAATATTAACTTATAATAAGCCATTTCTTTTCTCATCATAGTTTTCTTATACTCTTTCCATGCGCCTGTCTTTAACTCCATAGGAATGTAGCCATTCTTATCAACAAACATTCTATCTATTATCCCCTGTAAATGAATAACATAATCTCTCTTCAATGGGAACTTTGGATAGTTTGCTCTGTTAATTGTAATTTGTGCATCTAATGTAACTTCATTGATTACAGGAAGAAACTCTTCTAAAGTTTTATCTTCTTTAGCAACCATAAAACGTTGTGCTTCGTTAATAGATAAGGTTTCATACATTTCAGACATATTATCAATAGGAAATAGACTAAACATATATTCTGTTACTTCTTTATTATCCATAGTTTCTGCTTTCTTAATATCAAAAACATTGTAAAATTCCTCCAATGCGTTGTGAACTAATGTTCCATTGTGCATTGCTTCTGAAGTATCTTGCGGTTTTCTATCTATATATCCAAACTCATATTTCTTAGGACACCAATCAAACTGTCCCACAGAAGATTTAGTTATCTTCAATATAGGTTTATCAGTATCTTCTTCTTTCCAATCTGCATTCCATTGATAAGTAAAATCCCTATCAAATCCTTCTTTCTTTTGTATTTTCATTATTCATCATTCTCCGTATCAAATTTAAACTTTAACGTGTTTAATAACGTTTCTAAACAATCTTCACAATCACAATTTTTGTCATGTGGAGACCATGTTGGTGCTATTGTTTCTTCATCTTTAAAAGAATAAAAACTTAAAGGTGGTTTTTCTATAAGTTTAATTTCACCTTTATTTACTGTTAATCCTATATATTCTTTTGAGTCAAAGAACATAGTTTCTTTTTTATTTTTATCCATTTTCATTTTTTTAACCTTTTTTTTATTTAGTTTCTGTAAAAAACCTTTCATTCTGTTATAATCTTTTGTTATTTCTTCTTTGTAAAATACAATCCATTCGTTTATTTTAGCGTGTCTAATTTTCCATCTTTCTATTCTTCTTTTCATAGACCAAGATAATCTCAAAACCAATCCCCCAAATCTTGATTCCTACTTTTAGTAATATTATCTATATTCCACCCCATTGCGTTGTAGATAGGTTCTGCCTTACTAACTACTTGATAAGCATAATGTAAATAATCGGGAGTAAAGTGAGATAGTTCTGATTCATGTCTAACTGAAACCCAAGAAGGAATTGTATCTTCTTGTGTAAGTGGGTGTATGTATGTAGTGGTGTTATCTTTAATTTTAATATAAAGATAAGAGTCATCTATTTGCACTTCATTAAAAGAGTTGTAATACAATACCCCTTCTATACCCGAACCGATTGTGGGTTTCTTATCTTGTAATGTTCTAAGATTAGGTTTATTGCAACACTTCCACTTATCGCTAGAAAAATTACTGCGGTGTTCTGCAATATTCTCAATGATTTCTGATAGTGAGAAAACTTTTCCCCATTTCATTTTTTTACATTCACCCATACATTTCACCTTGAATCTTTCTTCACGAAATCTAGTTCTGTTAGTAAGCATTGATAATTCTATATCGCCGGAAATAACAGTATTAAATAAACCATGTAAGTAACTAGAGACTACTTCTTCTTCAACTCCATCAACCCACATTCGCAATACTTTCATTTGTGTTTCCTTCGCTAGTTTTGTTTGTGCAACTCTTTTAGCAGAGAAACCTGTAAGAACAAACTCGTCTTCTTCAAGATATTCTCCATCCTTCCAAGTTATTAAACCTGCATTTCTATTCTTTGTTGCACCTACTCCTAGTGATTTGTAATACTTTTCAAACTCTAAAGTAACAGGGTGTTCATCTAAACCTAATAGATTAGGAAATGATTTCCTAACATGGTCGTTAATTTCACTACAAACGTTCTTTGCTTTTTCTATATCATCACACTGAACATAAATTGAATCAGTATGTCCGTAAACTACTTTCATATGTCATTACTCCAATCCACTTTAGCATTAACAGTAATAGCATGGGGTGCTTTATCTAAATCCCAATCTTCTGATTCCCACCTATCTTTTACTCTTCCTAAGAGCCAAAGATGAAAGGTAGCAGTAACACCTGCAATCGCTTCTATTGAAAATGTCTGCTTTGCTTGTTCTTCTGTTGTAGTCTGCCTTTCTATATTAATGTTGAACTCTTCCCAATTTAATATTGCGTTGTGTTCTTCTTCGGTCATAGGATATTTACTCATCATAAATGCTATTAATTCTGATAATTTCATTGTATCTTTATTGTTTTGATTAACTCTTTTCTTCCATCTTTTACTCATTATAATTCCCTCGCTTTAAATGCGGCTAATCTAATAGCCTCTCTAGCACTAGCAGTAATACTAGCGGCTAGGTCTATATCAGCCCAACCAAATCCTTGATACGCGGTGATGCCGTAAAATGAAGCCATCAATCTCTTGACCGCCATTTGATTATTATTCCATTTAATCTTATCATCTTTGGTTGTTGCTTCTTTCATATTCTTTTTGTATTCGTTTCTTAATGCTTTAAGTTCAATAAGAGACTTAGGTAATAGTCCTAATTTATCAGTATTGTAATACAACATCTTCTCTTCCTTCACTTCACTAAAATCTCTAGGTATTGCTAAGTTAACTGCAAACTCTGTTGGAAGTTTTGATTTAGATTCCCATGAAATGTTCCGTGAAATAATCATTGAAGGATATAGAGAAGCGAAATCAAACGCGGCTACGTTGTCATATCTTCCATTTGTGCCTTCTGTTAATGGATTGTATATCATTGCTCCATCGTAGTTAACCTTCTCACCTTTCTTTCCTGTTGGTGCTTTCCAATTAGCGTTACGCATAAAATATATTCCACCCATATTACTTGCATAGAAGCAAGCATCAAAAGGAGCAATAAGTAATTTCTGTAATGCTAAAACTGAATCAATACAGTGGTTCTCATCATCAATTCTTTTGATTAACTCAACATCCTTTATCGCATACTCTAGATATGTTTCAGTATCTTCTAACCAACCTCTAGCAAAGAACTCATTTTTATCAGGAAACTTTTCACTAACTAATTTCTTATCGCCTAAAACAGATTCAGAAATATAATCTAAAGCCATAGAAGGTAATGTTCCTCTTTGTGAATCATTCCACTGTCTTTCAAAAACTAAATCTAATGCTACTGTAATCACTCCCTTAATTGGTTGTGTTATAGGAGAAGACCCGTTTACTTGTTTAGGATATATCTTAACTTTGTTATCCTTCCAAGAAACCCCTCTTACTTCATTAAAAGGAGATAACATTCTTGAATCAATATTGTAGGCACTATTTCTCTCTATTAGTTTAGGTAAGTCGAATTTCCATCCGAACCATGAGATTAACATATCCGGTCTCTTCTGAATAAAATATGTTAAGAAGTTGTCAAGCATAGATTCTTCTGACTTGAATATTTTTAAGTTATAATTCCTTCTTAATTTGTAAAGGAACTCCATACTAAGTTTCTGCTCTAAGTTAGGAAACCAAGCGAATACACTATACTCATCATCGTAACTATCGTATATTACTATACAGGTAATCTTACCATCATGTTCTCCGCCTTGCATCCACTCCATATCCCAAAAACACTTACGCATTTTATAATCGGGAATAGAACTTAACTCATCAACAGCATACCGATAATGATGTGGTATATCTGCTTCGTATGAGTCAACTCCTAACTCTTCTAACTTCTCTCTAATCTGATACCTAAGACTAGGAGATTTAGTTCCCCACGAAACTTTTACTAAAGATTCACCTTCTAGTGAAACCCAATCTCCTAATTCATAAGACAGGTCAACTTGAAACTTGCCTCTTGTATTGTTGTCTTTAACTAACAAATTATTATGTCTAGTTGACGTAGCCTTAATGAAAAAGTAATGTTTGTAGTCTTTCAAAGAAACAGTTTCTTGTAGTCTGTTATTGTTTTCATCTCTCCAAACTAAACCAATGCCATTTTTAATTTCATTAATTATCATACTCTTAACTCCTATCCATGTAAGGTGCTTTCAATAATATTCTATTAGGCGACACAAATAAAACAGGAGAGTCGTCTTTCAAATAAATATTAACTGCCGTTAAGTCAAAAAATCCGTGAAAGAAACCTGTAAACTCTACGGTTGATGGTTCGCCATCTCTAGTTAATGTTATTACCGTAGTCTCATATTTATCTAAATCTGTTTTAATAGATGACATTTTTAATATATTGTTATTATAATCAAACTTATATCTAGCGGTATTGATTACATCACAGCCCTTTGTAGCGGCTGTTAAGACATCACTTAGAACGTGTAGTTTAGTTTCAAAGGTAGTTCTTCTAAACGTAGGGAATGTTACATTAACATCTCTTACTGTCTTTTCAAACTCAATTAACATATCAATCATAGGCTGATGACTATGTTCAACTACTAATGGTAAAGTAGCGTTTGATGACTCATTACTAATGTACAAGAAATCATTTGCTTCAATTGTAACCAACCCTGTAAATCCCTTTAAGTATTTAACAGTCTTCTTGATATCAACTACGGCTGAACCACTTTCAGTATCGGCATGAGTAGACTCTTCTAAGTCTTGCTTCAACCCACAAATGGTAGTATTGTCGGCATTCCATATTTGAAGAATGTTTCCATTGACTACCAAATATGCGTGTGCTGATAGCATACCATTTTTAGATTCTCCACCATCGAAGTATCTTCCTTTTAATGCTACGCTCTCTATTAATTCACTCAATTCCTTTGCTTCTATTATTATTTTCATTGTTATTTATCTCCATTATAATTCACCTGTCTTTAATTCAGGTATTCCATTCCATTGATTTCCTGTTTCTTCTAATACGAATACAGGCCATTTTTTACCTACCATTTTGGAATTAGTTTTACTAGCAGTTAGTGTCGCCATGTAGGTAGTTTTCTTTCCTAACTTTTGTTCTTTTATGTTTACTATTTGTAATAGTTTATGTGGTGTAGTTTTGTACCAATCGGGAGTTTCTCCTACTGCAATTGGTGCGCCTATACCTTCGTAAACAGGTTTCATATGTGTAATAAGAAACCTATTAGTTCTTAATGCTACAAAAGGATTAATGATTCTATCATAAATCTTATTTCTAACTTTCCAATCTAACGGACTTACTCTTACTGTATCTGAATCCTGTATTACAGAACCGCTTCTTGCTGCATTTTTTACTAACGATTTACGAAGTACATCACTAGAACCTTCGTAGATTTTATCTACACCATCTAAAATTACAGCCTTTACGTTTCCTTCTTTAATTTGTTCTTCTAACATTTTAATCCAAGTAGAACAGTTGTGGAATGTTTCATCCCAATTCATTGAACCATCTTCATTCCAAATATTAGGTACGAACACTCTTATGTTCTCATCTCTATTCCATGCAGAATCCCAAGTAGCAGTAGAACCGTCATCTAGGTCTAGTATTTCTACTGTCATACCTTTCTTAATTTCTTCTTCTGTTCTACAATCCATTGCTAAACCGGATTTACCGACTTTGGGATTACCTGTTATTCCTAATAGAAGGAACTCTTTTTCTCTCTTCATTCTGTCTTGTATTTGTTGCATTATTATTTTCTTTCTTTCTTCATAACTCATTGTCATTCTTATCACCATTTATATTATAATAGATAATCAAAGATATTTACTAGTTCATCTAAATCTTCTTCTTCTACTACTATTCTTATTTCTTTACCGGAAGAGAAATGGAACTTAACCCAATATTGTCCTGTAATGTCATTTAGTTTTCTAGTAGTAAAGTCAACCTTACTTACATTAAACCAATAACTACTTCCCTTAATTACTGTTGCATTTATTATTTCATATTCTTTCATTTTATATTCTCCTTTTAATTTAAAGGGTATTGCACCCTTATAGCCAACAATATGTGCATGACTACACTTTTACATAATCAGTCAAAGAACCAATCGTCTTCTTCTGATTCAACGTGTTCGATTAATTCAGGACTTCCGCCTCTAGCACTAATAACATAGATACCACTAACATTAATTGTTACAGGTCTTAATGCGCCTTCGTCATCTGTTCCCTGACTTGTTCTACCAACTATAATAACTTCTGAACCGATACCAAAATCAATTACTAAAGAAGATGGAATCCAACAAGTAGTTGCTGTAAAACCATCATTATCAAAATTAAACTCAGTAGTTAAATCATCAATGTTAATGATTCTATTACCGTTACCTGTTGGTGTCATATTAATACTAGTAACTGTACCATCAGTAACAACATAACGCTGCTTGTATGGTCTAGATGCAGCATTACTATGAGCCTGTTCTAAGTCAACTAATGGGCTGTAATTTTCAGTACAGTATTCCATAATTATATCTTGTACAGAACCGAATGGTACTCTCTTTCTATCGTCTTCTTCTGCTAAATCATTGTTAAGAATTAAAGACTCCATTGTTCTAGATTTACCACCAAAGATAGTACTGTAATCTTCGTTCATAAAGAACGCATCAAAGTGTACCCATTCAAAAGTATTAGGTGTAAAAGTAAGAGATGATTCGCCTTTGTAACTAAAAGCGAATGCTCCCATTCTTCCGTCAACTTCACCGATGAAAACTCCGGTTCTTCTCCACTCTGAAACAGGTGTAGGTTTTCCGTAGTTCTTTTTGTTCCATGCTGCGTCATTAGTATTTAGCGGTACTAAGAATAGACCGTTATCTAATGCTACATTGTTTTCAGGTAATGCTTCCATAACTTTGACTCTTTCTTCATTGTCTCTCATCATTCTTCCTTCAAACTTTCCGTCTTCTATTTGTGCAAAGATTGCAATTTTTCCAAGAGAGTAAGTTAAATCACTATCTCTATTGTACTCTTTTACTACTCTATCTCTATCCAATGCCATTATATCTACTGCATCATTTAGCGATACAAAGAACCCAAATGCTTTCTTATAGAAAGAATTGTTCGTATTGGTTTGTGTCTTTTCGCGATTTAGTATGTTTCTAGCACTACTAAAATATTGTCGCCAAAGTCCTCTAGCCAATAGAGGTTCTTTAGATGCATCGAGATTGTTCTTGGTACATATGTCCTCGAACTTACTCATAGCATCTGACTCGGATAAACCGAGCAGTTCTGCTGCTTTCATTATTTCATTTTTCATTTCTTCATTCATATTATTTTCTCCTTTTTTTCCTTTCGTATTTTATTTCAACCAATCCTTCGGCTGCCATTACTAACCCGCAAAGCACCCAAAAGAAATTGGAATCTACACTAATGTAATTTAACGTGTTTAATATTGGTAGTATAATTAGTGCTATACCACCTAACACGATTATCTCATATCTAAGTATGAGATGTTCAAAGTCATCTTTGTCAACAACTCCATCTTTATTAAAGTCAAAGAATCTTTTTACCATCTTCTTCTCCCCCTGTTACTATCTA